CTCCTCGATGGCGGAGGCCGAGTTGAGCAACGCTTCGGCGAGTTCGCGGGCTTCGCCGGGGGATACGACCAGGAAGGCTTCGCTGCCAACGCTGATGGTGATGCGGCCGGCATTGTGCCGGTGGTCAGCCCGGACGCTGCCGCGCGCTGTGGTGGTGAGGGTAGCCATGCCGATCTCCAGCCCCTTCCCGGATGGGTGTGTCGCGGGGCACGGAGTGCAATCTACAGAATTCTGTAATTAGGAGTCAACAGAATTCTGTAGATTGCCGGCGTGAAGTCTGAACTTGTTCAGCTGTGCCCTCCGGGCAAAGAAAAACCCCGCCGGAGCGGGGTCGAGGGTTCTTCGGGACGTTCAGGCTCCGTCGTCGGGCGGACTGATTTGACGCTGCATTCCAGGAAAGGAAATCTGTGTAGCCGCGTGACGGTGCTCTATGACCTTGGTGACCTCGTAATCAGTCTTGGCGCCGGTCAGGGTCTGCCACTGTGTGACCTTTACCTCGCAGATCAGCACGTCGCCTTTCGCGAATGAGGTTTCGTTTGTATTGACGCCAGAAATGAACTCGGCATCAGAAATCCTTGCGTTGATTGTCGAGTTGCCATCGGACAGACGCCACTTGTTCTCTTCCTTAAAGGCTAGCGAAACAATAGAAAAGGCCATCTTTCTGGTGTCTTCGAGGATCAACTCATCTTGTCCGGCCGGGGCGGAGAAGAACGGCCGCTCATCTTCCTTGATAACCACCGCGAAATTGGAGTCATCGCCGGCCGCGAAAGTGTCAATCCCGTCTCGATCAAGAGGGGCAAGAACGCGGTCGAGTGCCTGCCTGACAGGGAGATCCCTGAGGAGCACCAGCACGTGGTGCTCAACTTCGAGGGCGTCTTCGCCGGCGAAGATAGTGACGTTTCCGTCATCCTGCAATTGGACGTTTGTGATTCGCCGTCCCGCAAGCCACTTTAGAACTTGCGCTACCCCTTTGTAGCCAGCCTTTGCCGAGAGTCCGAGTGCTGTTAGCACTGCGGTTGCATTGGCGATGGCGGTCATTCCGTCGCCTGCGAACAGGTCTTTCGCAGCCTTTAGGAAGTTGAGCGCCGTAGTGAAGTCAACGTTGAAGCTTCCGGTCCTGAAAGATCCCTTGACGTTGATCTGAGCCTTGGCACGCTCCCCGTGAAGGGCGCGGACGCTTGAGTCAAGAAGATCGGCCATAGCCATGAGCGCGGGCGCTAGCTCTCTAGCATCCATCTCGTGAGTGGCCAAGGCTGGGCCGTCGTAGGTGATACGAAACTGCGTCATGCCGTCCATGTTACCCCTGTCCTTTTCTATCTGCGTAGCTTCAATGTGAGCTGTTAGTTCATTCTTGATTTGTCAGTCGGCCCATCCGCCAATCCAGTGGACACGGCCAATGACCGTGATTGGATGCCGTTCTGACGCCATGGGCTTTGGCTTCTGCCATTGGTGGTCGCCATGGGGGTTGTCGCTTTGGAAGTAGACGCCGGTATCCAGCACCATGGCGCGCTTCACATAGAACTCGGGGTTTGCGTAGCCATCGACCTGGATGACGTACATGACGCCGTCCACAGGGCGGGTGTCACTGGAGTCGAACAGGATGGCGTCGCCATCCTTGATGGAAGGCTCCATGCTGTCGCCCTTGCCATAGTAGACGGCAAGGGGTCGATTCAAGATTCCGCGGCGGCGGAGGCTGGTCTTCTTGAACTTGAGGCTATGGGTCTCGGCGTACTCGACAGCCTCGGCGCCATTGCCAAGGCCAGCAGCTTGGGAGTACCCGATGATGTCCATGTAGTCGTCCTCGACGGTCTCGACCTTCGGGGCCTTGGACCCCTTGCCGGTTTCGAGCCAGCGGAGCGATACGCCCAGCGCATCGGCGATAACGCGGAGTTTGGTGGAGGTTTGCATTCCACCCCGCTCTAGTTCGGACAGGGTGCTGTAGCCGACCCCGGTAAGCCGGGCCAACTCCTTGCGGTCTATGCCTTGCGCTTCGCGCTCCAGGCGCACTCGGGTACCAATGCTGTCCATTCAGCAATGCTCACAGAGTTCTGTAACAGAATGCTGTTGCATGCATTTACAGAATTCTGTAGATTCGCCGGCATGGACTGGAACAACCACATTGAGTTGCTCATTGGCGCCGGCGCTACGCCGGCGCTCATTGCCCAGCGCATCGGCGTCACCCCGAACGCTATTCGGGAGATTCGTGCTGGACGCACGAAGGCTCCGCGGGCGGCAGCAGCGTTTGAGCTGGCGAAGTTGACCCCCGCGGACTTCGCCGGCCAGGCGGCCGAGGAAAATCGCGTCGAACCACGGCACGAGATAGCCACCCAGATAGACACTCGCATGAGCAAGCGCGCGCTGCGCGCTCGCCTGGGGTTCACCACGGATAAGCAGCTGGCCGCCGTTCTGCGCCTCCCTATCGATCAGGTCGAAAGCTGGGAGGAGGAGCGCGCGCTGCCGGCCGTGCCGGAGGTTCTGCGCCTGTTGGGGGTCCAGCCGGCGGTCCAGGCCGAGCAGGTTCCGGCAGATCCCGATGACGACCGCATCGTTCCGGTGGAGAGCGCCTGAGATGAGTTCGATTCCGTCCATGAACGCCAGTCTGGCGACCGGTGCCGGCGATGTCATGAAGCTGGGGAGGCAGTTTCTGCCTTCGCGCCAGCAGGTGATCTATGGCTACACCGACAAGATGCTCAACGAAACGGCGATGAACGCCAACAGCTTCGCCATGCACGTGGCGGAGCAGTACTTCGCGATGACCGCGCCGCACCGGCACGACAAGAAGGCCGTCCCGCTCCGGCTGGGGCATGGCGACGAACTGGCGGATGCGCTCAAGGCGAACGGCCAGGCGCTGCGGCGCTACATGGACGGCAAGGTGAAGACGCTGCCGGCCGATCTTGAGGACGCATGGGTGCTGAGCTTGCCCGAGCCCTACCGCAGCGACTGCGAACGGGATCTCGCGGCGCGGCGCGGCCTGCTGCCCGTCCGGTTGAGCCTGATCGCCGCAGACGCGGACACGGCCGGCATCGGCGTGCTGATGACGGACTTCGGCGAGCTGGTAGGCGCCCTGACGCCGGCCATCGCCGATGGCGTGATCGATGAGCGGGACCGTCCGCACGCCAAGACGATCATTGACCGCTGCAACGATGTCGTCATTGCCGCGCTGACCATTCAGCGCCGTTTCGTTGCGCTGCTCGGCGGTGGCGCGTGATGGCCGACAAGCCCGCCAAGAAGCCGAGGAAGGGCCGATCCGCTGAGTGGCTGGAAGGTGCACTGAAGCGCTTCAGCGACGAAGACCTGCAAAGCGAGCTGAAGCGCCGGTACATGGCGCAGCCGCACGCGCCGTTCGTGATGCCGGAGCGCAAGCCGCAGACCCGCGTGGAGTGGCTGCGGGATCGCGTGAAGGAGCACGAGGAGACGCTGGAAGCTCTGCGAGAGAACCGGCTCCCCCCTGGCCCGGCCGTCGCCATCAAGCAGGCCCGCATTGCGTCGTTGACCAAGATCCTTGCCAGAAACCGCAAGTACCTCGCTCTGGCCGAGGCTGACGCGGTGGGGCCGGCAGAAGCACCGGAGGCGCGCAAGCGCCCCTGATCGAATCCCGCCCCTCTAACCGCCGGGTAGCTCCTGGTGGGACAGCCGAACTCCTGCGCGGTTGAGGGATGCGGGTCTTGCAGGAGGACGTGGGAGTAGTGGCATGAAGAACACAACACAGGCGGGAGGCTGACATGCAGGACGCACGCATTGCGACCGGGCTGTCCAGCCATCCGAAGACCAAGAAGCTGATCCGCGCGCTGGGGCAGGGTGGGGCATGGAACCTGATCTGCCTGATTACCTGGGCCGCGGCAAACCGTAGCGACGGCGATCTGTCCGGCATGACCGTGGAAGACATCGAGCTTGCCGCCGACTGGCTGGGCGAAGATGGTGCGTTCGTGCGCGAGCTGGTGCGGGTGCGCTTCCTCGACCAGGACGGCGACGATTACGCGCTGCACGACTGGGCAGACCACAACCCGTGGGCAGCCGGGGCGGAAGCACGCAGCGAGAAATCGAAGTGGGCGGCGTTGTGCAAGCAGTACGGGCGTCCAGAGGCTGCCAGGATGATGCCCGAGTATGCCAAGCGCATCGGGATCGACTGCCAGCCGGTGCCAGCCGCACTGCCAGAAAGTGCCAGTGGCACGCCGCTGGCAGAATCAGGCAGTGCCAATGACTGCCCGGCGGAGTGCCAGAAAGTGCCAGTGGCAGATTCTGGCAGTGCCCCGTCTCCGTCTCCGTCTCCGTCTCCGTCTCCGTCTCCGTCTCCAGAAGAGCCTAAGTCCTCGCTTCGCTCGGACTCGTCATCGGCTGCGCCGGATGACGCCTCCGGCGGCGGTGCTTCGCCGAAGGAGGTGCTGCGGCTGGCGGCGGTGACCGACGAGGCGATTGCGGCCTGGAACGCCTCGGCGCTGGTGAAGGCCAACGGCGGGCTGCTGGCGGCGGTGAACCCGGCTGTGGGGCGCGACAAGCGCCAGCAGCAGGTCAAGCGCTGCGTCTCCATCGCCCGGGACATCTGCCTGGCCAAGGGCCACAGCCGCATCCCGCCTGAGTTCTGGGCCGAGTACTTCGCCGTCGCCGCCAGGGACGATTTCCACTCCGGGCGGCAGGGCGGGGGGCGAGGGCACGAGAACTGGATGCCCGATTTCGAGTTCATGACCCAGCCCAAGACGATGCTGAAGCTGTTTGAGCGCGATGAGGCCGCCTGATGTTCGACGCGGACGCCACCGTCGCCCAGATGCGGGTTCCGCCGCAGAGCGTCGCCGCCGAGCAGGCGGTGATCGGCGGGCTGCTGCTGTACCCGGAGGCTTGGCGGAAGATCGAAGGCAGCCTTGAGCCGGGGGACTTCTACCGGCGCGACCACCAGCTGATCTTCACCGCGATCCGGGACATGGTTGAGCGTGACCGCCCGTTCGACGCGGTCACGCTGGGCGAGTGGTTCCAAGCGCAGGGCATGGGCGAGCAGGTTCCCGACCACTACCTGACGACCCTTGCCAGCACCACGCCATCGGCCGCGAACATCGCCGGCTACGCCAAGGTCGTGAGCGATAAGGCGCTGGCGCGTCGGATGGTCAGCATCGGCACTGAGATCGCAGATGCAGCCTATGACCCGCGTTTCGAGCCGGAGGAGGGCATCGCCGCGGCCCAGGTGTTGATGCAGGGATTGGCCCCCAGCCACACGGGCGGCCTGGTCGCCGTCACCGACACCCTGCCGGCATGGTTCGATGACCTGCGGTACCGCTTCGAGCTGGGCACCTCGATCACCGGTGTTCCGACCCCGTGGAAGGATCTGAACGACGCAACCCACGGGCTGCAGCCCGGCGAGCTGATCATCCTCGCCGGTCGCCCGAGCATGGGTAAGTCCATCGCGGGACTGAACATCGCCGACTTCGCCGCGGTGGACCGGCACGTGGCCCTGTTCTCGCTGGAGATGAGCAAGAACCAGCTCAACCGGCGCGGGATCTCCGCCGCGGCCAAGGTTCCCCATGAATGGCTGCTGGCCCCGGGCGGCTCGGATGAGTACTGGGCCAAGGTCACCGCCGCTGTCCGGGATCGCCGCGCGCTGAATCTGAGCGTTGACGACACCCCCGCGCTGCGAATCAGCCAGTTGATGGCCCGCGCCCGCGCGCTGCATGCCCGCCGCCCGATTGAGCTGCTGGTGGTGGACCACATCCATGACTTCAAGATCGACGCCAAGCTTGCTCGGTTCGAGTACGGCGAGATCGCGCAGGGGCTGAAGACCCTCGCCAAGGAGTTCAACTGCCCGGTGCTGGCCTTGGGCCAGCTGAACCGCGCGCTGTCCAACCGCCAGGACAAGCGCCCGAACATGTCCGACCTGCGCGAGTCCGGCGAGATCGAGCAGAAGGCGGACATGATCATCTTCATCCACCGGGATGACTACTACGACAAGACCACCCACATGCGGGGAATCGTGGAGTTGATCCTGGCGAAGGGCCGCGACGTGGAGGCCGGCAAGTCCATCTTCCTGCGCAACGACTACGCCCACATGGCCCTGCGAGATCGAGAGGGCGACCTGCCGGAGGCCCCCGAGCCCGACCGCCCGGCGGCGCGCGCTGGCGGGAAGAACAAGTTCTTCGGCGGTGGACGCCGCGGCGGCTTCGGGGATCAGGACTGATGGCGATGCAGCACTCCACGGGCGCGCCGACCGCGGCGGAGGCCGCGCGCATCGAAGCGGCAAAGGTCGGCCCGTGCATGGCTTGCCTGTCGCTGCTGCTGGCCGGGCTGCTGGACGCCGGGCTGGTCGTCTACGGCTGCGACTACAACCACGCAAAGAGCGGCAACCGCCGGCGCGGGCACATGTTCGGCTACGCGCTGTGTGTCTGGCACCACCGCCGGCATCCGCAGGAGGGCAAGACCCCGGCGCAGACCCGGGAGGTCTACGGCCCGAGCCTCATGGACGGCTCACGGGTGTTCCACGAAACCTACGGCACCGACGACGACCTGATCGAGCAACAGACCTACGTGATTGACCAAAGGAGAGCGGCATGACCGACGTGCGCGAAATGCTGGGGGCGCGGTTCAACGCCAAGACCGCCCGCTTTGATGCTGGCCCTGGCGGCAGCAAGCCGACTTTCGAAGCCATCGACGTGGCTCACGCGCTCGGGATGGTACCGGCGGGCTTGGGCCGGGAGGTGCTTGAGTGCTGCTACCTGGACGCGGAAGTGAGGCCTTCGCCAAAGCTGCGGGTCCACGTGCTGAACGCCGTGATGGGCGAGTGGCGCCGGCAGGAGGACGCCCTTGCCGCTGCAAAGCTGGAACTGGGCTTCTGTCAGGCCATGGCCGAGTTCGCGCGCTCGATGTCGTCCGAGCTGCGGACCAAGCTCGAGGAGGCCCAGGGCGCATACGACAGTGCCAAGGCGCAGTGCTGGCCCCGCGACGCCGCGGCGATGCTTGCGCCGATCACCCTGGCTGCGCTGCAGGAAGTGGCCGGGTGTTCCGCATGCGATGCCTGTCATGGGTTCCCGATGGTCCCCTGCACGCGCTGCGGCGGTACCGGTTACGTGTCCTGGTCCGAGCGCACCCGCGCGACAGCCATTGGCCGCAGCAAAACCGTGTACCGAACCATCTGGGCGGCGATGTACAACTGGATCGTTGCGCTGCTTCGCAATGCTGAGCAGGAGGCCGCTGAAGTGATGAAACGCGCGCTGACCACGAGAGAAGTTGCATAGCGAAATGGT